AACGTGGTGGCGCACCTGGACGTCAAAGACAACATTTACCCACGCAAGGAGCGAGCAGAGAACAAGATCGACGGCATCGTGGCACTGATCATGGCGCTCTCTCGGGCTATCAAGCCCGGGGAGAACGTGGTGCTGGGATCCGACTACGAATTGATGCTGCTCTGATCTGATCTGATGGGACTACTGAGCTTCTTTGACCGATTTCGGGCGTCCAGCGATGACCGCTCAAGCTGGGGTGACTTCTGGTTTGAGCCTACTGCGTCTCGCAGCATCTCGGGCATGCGTGTCTCGGCCGATTCGGCCATGCGCCTGGCTGCGGTCTACGCCTGCGTGCGCATCCTATCTGAGACCATGGCGTCGCTCCCTCTCGTGGTCTACCGGCCCCGCAAGGACGGCGGTAAGGACCGGGTGACGGACCACTGGCTCTACCAGTTGCTGGGCAAACGACCCAACCGCTACCAGAATCCATTCGAGTGGCGCGAAATGCTGCAGGGTCATCTGGCCTTGAGGGGTAACGCCTTCTGCCAGATCCTGGCCAACAGCCGGGGGGAGATCACCGAGCTGATCCCGATTCACCCTGACCGGGTACGGATGGAACTGCTGTCCTCGGGCGACTACAGATACCGCATCCGGGATCAGGCTGGCTCAGAGATCGTCCTTCCTCGTGGAGAGGTGTGGCATCTGAGGGGCCTGTCTTCGGATGGGCTGATTGGCCTGAGCCCTATTGATCTCTCGCGAGAGAGCCTGGGCATGGCCTTGGCAGCGCAGGACTACGGAGCTCGGTTTTTTTCCAACGATGCCAAACCCACGGGGGGCTGGATCGAGTTTCCGGGCACCTTCAAGGACCCGGAGGCCAAGCGGGTGTTTCGGGAGTCCTACCAGGCTGCTCAGTCCGGCTCGAACCGGGGCAAGGTCCTGGTGCTTGAGAACGGCATGAAGTTTCATGAGGTGGGCGTCACGAACAAGGACGCTCAGTTCCTGGAACTGCGCAAGTTCCAAATAACAGACATCGCCCGCCTGTTCCGTGTGCCACCGCACATGATTGCTGATTTAGACCGGGCGACTTTCTCGAATATCGAGCAGCAAAGCCTGGAATTCGTCATGCACACCATGACGCCCTGGGCTGAGCGCTGGGAGGCATCCATCGAAGCTGACCTGCTTCCCGATGGGGACGCCCTGGAGATCGAGTTCGACTTTGCCAACCTTATGCGAGGGGATGCGGCCAGCCGCTCGGCTTACTACCAAAGCGGCATCCAGAACGGCTGGCTCACCCGCAACGAGGCCCGCATCTCAGAAAACCTCAACCCGATCGCAGGGCTCGATCAACCGCTTCGGCCGCTGAACATGGTCGAAGAGGATGACGCGGAGGACGCCGAGGATGCGGAAAGCGAGTCTCAGGATTCCGATTCCGATGCCAGTCCTGAACCAGATCAGCAGTTGAGCCTACGCCTGCGAAACCTGGTCGAGTCCAACGCCCAGCGACTGGCGCGGCGTATCTGCAAGAAAGGTGCGTTGGGCACCAACGAAATCAACCTGATCGCCCAGACCTTCAGCCTGCCTCCATCGGTAGTAGGGGACTGGGCGCAGGGGGCTCCATCACTCGAGGATGAAACGGCGCTGTCCCGGTCCCTCATTCAATTGGGAATACACAAATGAACAGACAACTTCTGCTCTCCGAATTTTTGACCACCCCCTGGGCCCTGATGCCCGAGCGGCTCCAGACCATGGCCGGGGTCTTGACCCGCTGGTCAGCGGGCGAGCCGCCAACTGATGAAGCCATGTTCCAGATCCAGTCGGAGCGGGTGCTGCGTGATACCCGTAAACAGATGGCTGCGGCCAATGCGGGCTCTGGCATTGCCGTGCTGCCTTTGTATGGCGTGGTCACCCAGCGGGGCAACATGGTCGATGACATCTCTGGCCCCGGCAGTACCAGCACCCAGCAATTCACTTCGGCCTTGCGCCAGGTCCTGGCCGACGACACGGTGGGCCAGATTCTGATCGACATCGACAGCCCCGGTGGCAGCGTTTATGGCGTGGCCGAACTGGCCTCGGAGATCGTCAAGGCCCGAGGCCAGAAGCCTGTGGTGGCCGTGGCCAACAGCCTGGCTGCCTCGGCGGCTTACTGGATCGGCTGCTCTGCCAGTGAGTTCTACGTCACCCCTGGTGGTGAGGTGGGCTCCATTGGCGTGTGGCAGGCGCACTTTGACTATTCGAAAGCGCTGGAAGAGGAGGGCGTCAAAACCACCCTGGTTTCGGCTGGCAAGTTCAAGGTCGAGGGCAACCCCTATGTGCCGCTGGACCCGGAGGCCCAGGCCTTCATGCAGTCTCGTGTGGATGACTACTACAACGCCTTCATTCAGGCTGTGGCTGTTGGCCGGGGCGTGCCGGTCGACGATGTCCGAAACGGCATGGGCGAAGGCAGGGTGCTGGGATCTGATGCCGCCTTGGCGCAGCGCATGGTCGATGGCATCGCATCCTTTGACGACGTTCTGGCTCGCATGCAGGCCAAGATCACAGGCAACGCCGTTCGCAGCCAGCCCCAGAAAAGCCAATCCCGCCTGAAACAGGCGCGAGACGCTCTTGCACTGGTTTGATGCCGGTTTGATTTCAACCCTTTCCCTTGCAGCCCTCCGTTGAGGGCTGCGCCCCCCTGCGACCCGTTGGTCGTGATCCTTGTCGCCGCCTTGAGTCATTTCGACCAGGCGGCTTTTTCATTTCTGGAGATAAACCAATGAGCAAGCAATTGCGTGAGCTTCAAGCTCGCAAAGCCACCCTGGTCAAGGACGCACGCGCCCTGACCGACATCGCTGCCGCTGAGCAGCGCGACATGAATGACGAAGAGGTCGCAGCCTTCGAAGCCCTCAAGGCCAAGATCGAAGCAACTTCAGCCGCCATTGACCGTGAAGCTGCCCTGATTGCCGAAGAGGCGCAGATGAACCACCCCTCTCAACTGACCACGGCCTCCGTGATCACGGTGGTGGATAACGCCGCCGCTGATCCCAAGCACGGCTTCAAGAGTGTGGGCGACTTCCTCAAGACCGTGCGCCAGGCACAAAACCCTGGCGCCTCCATCGATGAGCGGCTGTTGATCGGATCGGGCCGAAACGCAGTGGCACCTGCCTCCTTCGGAAGCGAAGGTTCGGCCCAGGACGGCGGCTTTCTGGTGCCGCCTCAGTTCGCCCAGGAAATCTTCCAGTTGTCTTTGGGCGAGGACTCCCTGCTACCCATGACCGACAACGTGGAGATCACGGGCAACACCATGGCCTTCCCCAAGGACGAGACCACGCCCTGGGGCACCAACGGCATTCGTGCCTATTGGCAAGGTGAAGCAGCTTCTGCGATCGGTACCAAGCCGGTGCTGGGCCTGTCGACCCTTCGGCTCAAAAAGCTCATGGCCCTGGTGCCGGTGACCGACGAGTTGCTGGACGACACCAATGCCTTGTCGACCTACCTGCCCGACAAGATCGCCACCTCCATTCGCTGGAAGACCAACGAGTCGATCCTGTTTGGCTCGGGCACTGGTCTGCCGGTGGGTTGCATGAGCAACGCCACCACAGTGACTGTCGCCAAGGAGTCGGGTCAGGCGACGCAAACGCTTCTGGCCCAGAACCTGGCCAAGATGATCTCGCGCCTGCCGCCCGGCTCATTTGGCAAGGCTGTCTGGATCGTCAACAACGACGTGCTGCCGGCGCTTTTCACGCTGACCCTGGGCAACTACCCGATCTACCTGCCCACTGGTGTGAATCCTGGAGGCATTCAGGTCTCGCCATACGGCACGCTTCTGGGCCGCCCGGTCATCGTCTCCCAGCACGCCAACACCTTCTCCTCGGCAGGCGATGTGCTCCTGGCGGACCTGTCGTACTACCAGACCATCACCAAGGCGGGTGGCATGCAAACCGCTACTTCCATGCACTTGTACTTCGATGCGGACCTCACGGCTTTTCGCACCACGTTCCGCATGGATGGCCAATCCAAGATCGCTGCGCCGATCACCCCCGCCAAGGGCAACACCACCCTGTCGCCCTTTGTCCAACTGGGCGCTCGCTGATCAAGCGCCTGACCATCAAGGAGAAATCACATGTTTCCCAACGCAAAAGGCAGCGAGCTGTTCTCGGTTCTGGCCACCATCGACCCGGCCAGCCAGGCCGTGGGTACTGCAGCAACCGGCTGGATCTCAGCTGGTAACCACCACAACTTGCTGGCGCTCGTCCAAAGCGGCGCGCTGGGCACGGGCGCCACGCTGGACGCCAAGCTCCAGCAGGCTCAGGATGCCTCGGGTACCGGTGCCAAGGACCTGACGGGCAAGGCCATCACGCAGCTCACCCAGGCTGCCAGTGGCTCGTCCAAGCAGGCCCTGATCAACCTGCGCCCGGATGACCTGGATGTGGCCAACGGCTATGCCTATGTGCGCCTGTCGGTGACCGTGGGCGTGGCTGCCAGTCTGACTGCGGCGCAGCTGCTGGGTGTGAATCCCCGGTTTGCTCCGGGTGACGCCAATAACCAGGCTGCTGTCGCCCAGGTCGTCTGATGCCTCTGCAACTTGTCACCCCACCCGCAGGGGAGCCAATCTCACTGGCTGAGGCGAAGCTTCACCTGCGGGTGGACGGTGGCGACGATGACCCGCTGATTGGCTCGATCATCTCTGCGGCCCGGCAGGCCGCGGAGACCATCACCGGCAGGCAGTTGATGACGGCCCGCTGGAGACTGGTGCTCGACGCCTTTCCTGGGCCTTTGCTCATGCACGCCGGGTCTGGCTCGTCTTTCAGCTTGCCAGCTCACGCGATCCTGCTCGCCA